ACCGACAACAACTGCCGAAACTTGCGCGCCCCGGGAAACCCGGTGCCCAGCCCCAGCACATGCCGAGTGATATGGTGCATCGAGCCGCCCGCATCAATATGCGCGGCTATATAAGGCCGCAGCTGCGCCAGCGCCTCGGCCCGGCTAATCACCGGCGCCGTGCTGCCGAACAGTTGCTGATCCACCTCGGCCATCACATAAGGGTTGTGATAGGCCTCACGGCCCAACATCACGCCGTCGAACGTCTGCAAATGCTCGTGACAGGCTTCCAGCGTCTTGATCCCGCCGTTGAGAATGATCTCCAACTCCGGAAAATCCGTCTTCAACCGCGCTGCCACGTCATAACGCAGAGGCGGAATGTCACGGTTCTCCTTCGGCGACAACCCCTCCAGAATCGCAATCCGCGCATGCACCGTAAAACTCGTGCACCCGGCATCCCGAACCGTACCGACGAAATCACACAACTGCTCGTAACTGTCCCGTCCATTAATCCCGATGCGGTGCTTCACCGTCACCGGAATCGACACCGCATCGCGCATCGCCTTCACACAATCCGCCACCAACTGCGGATGCCCCATCAGGCACGCACCGATCATATTGTTCTGCACCCGATCACTCGGGCAGCCGACATTCAGATTCACCTCGTCGTAACCGTGCTCCTGCGCCATTCGCGCGCACATCGCCAGGTCCAGCGGGACACTGCCGCCGAGTTGCAGCGCGAGCGGGTGTTCGGCTTCGTTGTGACGCAGGAAGCGGTCGTGATCGCCGTTGAGCAACGCGCCGGTGGTGACCATCTCGGTGTAGAGGAGGGCGTGTTTTGAGAGTAGGCGCAGGAAAAAACGGCAGTGCGTATCAGTCCAATCCATCATGGGTGCAACGCTAAAGCGTCTAGACACTGTAGAGCTTGAGTTTACTGGGTATGTAGCTGATTTCTGTACCATTTTGCTCTACGTGTTTAAAGCCGGTTTTAGGGGGTAAATGAGCGTTTTTTAAAGGTCGTTGGTACAATGTACCAACCCCTTTAGCAATTGTACCAGTTGACCATGGCCACGATCAGAGCACGGAAACGCACCGACGGCAGCACCAGTTACACGGCACAGATACGCCTGTTTCGCGATGGTGCGCAAGTTTACCAAGAGAGCCAGACCTTCGCCCGGAAACAGGCCGCTCAGGCTTGGGTGAGAAAACGCGAAACTGAACTGGATCAGCCTGGCGCAATCGAGCGCGCAAATCGCAAAGGCGCGACGGTCAAGGAAATGATCGATCGCTACCTGGATGAAATGGAAAAGGTTCGACCGCTCGGGAAGACCAAGCTCGCCACGCTTAAAGCGATCAGCGAATCGTACCTGGGCAAATTGAATGACCAGGACATCAACAGTCAGCAATTGGTGGAGTATGCGCTGTGGCGGATGGGCAAGGAGGGCGGGAACGTACAGCCTCAGACGGCTGGTAATGATCTGGCGCATCTGGGCGCGGTGCTTTCGATCGCTCGACCTGCTTGGGGCTATGAGGTCGATCCGCACGCAATGACGGATGCTCGGCGGGTGTTGAAAAAGCTTGGGTACAACATGAAAAGTCGCGAGCGCGACCGACGCCCCACTTTGGACGAACTCGACAAGTTGCTAAAGCATTTTCAGGGTATCCAAGCTCGTCGCCCAACGTCGATCAATATGCTCAAAATGACTGGGTTTGCGTTGTTCTCAACACGTCGCCAAGAGGAAATTACGCGGATTCAATGGGCGGACCTCGATGAGGTAGGTAAGCGGGTGCTGGTGCGCGACATGAAAAATCCGGGTCAGAAGATCGGCAACAATGTCTGGTGTCATTTACCGCCGGAAGCTTGGGCCATTCTGCAAACCATGCCGAAGGTGCTACCTGAGATATTTCCGTACAGCGCGGAGTCTGTATCCGCTTCTTGGACCAGAGCTTGTCATATGGTTGGCATTGAGGACCTGCACTTTCATGACCTGCGCCACGATGGCGTTAGCCGGCTATTCGAAATGGACTGGGATATTCCTCGGGTAGCAAGTGTGTCGGGGCATCGCGATTGGAACTCAATGCGGCGTTATACCCATTTGCGGGGGCGAGGTGATGTATATGCGAAATGGGAGTGGTACGAGAAGATCCTACAGGCGCCCATAAAGTTGGGCGCCAGGACGCTGAAGTGAATTAGCTACTGCGTGGTGCGCTGTTTAATTGATTGCTCTCTTTTACGGCGGCAGCGCGCTGAGCATCCAAGTATTCGGAAAGGTCCGTGATGTGAATCCCCTTTGCGCTTTTTTGGCTCGTCTCCATGCGCGTAATGGGGATTTTAATTTGTCCCGCCCCCACCTTGCGTTGGAACATGTCCGTGGTGAGATGAGTGAAATAATCCTTACACACTCGATCCAGCGGAATCACAACTTGGCCATCGTACTGGGCCATCAGAACAAACAACGTTTTCATAGTGTTGCTCCTTTGCGGACACTGAGCCGATAACCGGTGTCATTTGCCACAATGGCGAAATAGGGGGCGTCATTGCCAACGGAAAATGAGTTCATGGTAGCCTCGGCGACGCTGCCGTTGTGGGTTTGAGCTTGCATGGTTCTCTCCTTTTAGGGGTGGCAGGTGCCATGGGGTTGCAGCCCCATGGCACCGACTTTTGTAGATCCTTAGTCAAGGATCCAAATCAACAAATCCGGCACCTGGACCGCGACGATGACGATCAACGCAACCGTCATGACTGCGCCGATCAATTGCCCAAGCAGGGCGTCGCGTGCGTTGTGTTCAAGTTGCTTTGTGTCGCGCATGGTTCTCTCCTTCAAAAGTGCCGGTTGCAGCCGGCGTTACAGGTTGCTGTCTGGCAGTCGCACCAGGTGCAGCACCAGGTCTTCAAATTCGTTCGTGTCTTCGGTGCATGAACGCCATTCCAAAACCGCCTGGATCTGGAGCCTCGAACAATTCAGCACCAGGATCTCGCGCTGACCGTCTGTGGCCCGCACCTCCAAAATATCGACCAGGCCGTTGGCGCCGTATGCCTCGGCCTGCACCGTTTTGCGGTGATCGTTTCCGAGCTCGTTGAGCAGCTGAGAGGTACGGTCCTGCAGGGTTTTCGCAGTGCCGGTAACGACTTGAATCTGCATGGTTCTCTCCTTTCAGGGCTGTTTGACGTGGGTTGCAGCCCTACGCCTGGAACATCCAGCATTTGACGGTGGGTGACTTGGTGATCGTGTTGTTATGCCGCGTGGCCTGATAAGCACGAACCGCGCTGTCGACGGCTTTGTTCGATTCCAGGAATTTGCGGCAGCGGGATTCCTTCAGGCGATCGCGCAGCTCGCTGACGTCGGCGAGCTTCTGCCGGTGTTCTGCGGCTCGCTCGACGAACTCGTTGAGGTTGATGGCGATGACGTTGTCTTTTTTGCTGTGGTTGACCACCGGCCCATCTGCGTCAAGGCCTTGGAGGTAGTCGTAGACTTCCCAGAATTCAGCAACCACAGGGTGGTCTGCGCTGATAGAGCTCTGGCGCTCGATCGCCATTGCGATGATGCAACGCTGGGTGGTGCTGATATGGGAATCGCTCAGGGGTACGAGCGAGCGGATGCAGTCCAGCAGGCCGAGCAGTTGGGCGTGGTTTTTAACGATCCGTTCGACGCGGATGTAGCCTCGCAGCTGATTGCCGCATTTTTGGCATGCGGCCTTTTCGTTGTTGGCTGGGTACTCGGTGTCGCAACTGATGCAATGGGTGTGCAGCCGGCGCAAACGCGCTTCGTGTGCGGGGATTTTGTCGGCGAGCGTGGACATGACATCGCTTTCGCGTTTCACCGCCTGCAGCAGGAAGTGGCTGAGGTGGTTTCCGTCCAGGGCAGTCAGCCGGTCAGCCGCGGCTCTGCTTTCTGGCGTCACGTTGGGCCGCACAAAGTGCAGCTTCACAATCCGCGTCATGATGGCTTCTGAAGCAATCACAGGCGCGTTCTGGCTGATCGCGATCGTGCCTCGGAAGGGCGGTTCGTAGGTTTCGTTGCCGGCGGTTTTAACACCCTTTGTCGCCAAGGTGCCGCCACCGAAGTAGTCCTTCAGCTCGTCCCATTCAAAATTCTTTGCGTGGGACTTGTCGTCGCCGCTCCGATCGGACTCCAGCAACACCACCGGCATGCCGGAAACCTGCCCCATCAAGCGGCTGCGGCCCGCCTTGGTGGATTTTGAAGGGTCAAACCCTTCGTAGCCGGCGCGGCCCAGCAGTTTCCACAGCAGGTTGAGCAGTGTGGTTTTACCGGCCCCGGCCTCACCGGTGGCTTCCAGGAAGGGAAAGGACTGGTAACGAGCGCGGATCTGCTCGGCGAACAGCGAGCCGAACCAGAAGGTCAGTGCGACAACGCCCTGGGCACCGAAACACGTCCACAGCAATTTCGCCCATTCGTCGCTGTATTCCTTTGGGTCGCGCTGAATGCGCACCGGCACCGCGCGTTGCAGGGTTTTCAGACGCAGTTTGCCGAACTCGAAAAATTCCTCGTCGTTGACGTCGACCACCTGGCCATCCTTGATGGCCACATCGCCGTACACGTAGCACCCGTATTCCTTGCTGTACCCGACGAAGTCGATCGTCTGAACCGTTTTGATCGCGAACAGCTGGTCCTTCATGATCTTGTCGAGCTGCTGGCCACTGCCCGTGAACACCGCGCCGGCGGCCATGCCGAGCAGCCGTTTCTTGAATTCGCTCGCAGCGGCTACCTGGCCACCGGTGAAGGTGTTTTTTACCGAACCGCCGTCGTGCGGAAAATCGACACGGAAGAAGTACCAGGACTCGTCAGTGATCTCATTGCGCTGGAAGTACAGCGCCTGGGGGTAGCAGTTGGCGATTTCGACCACGCAGCCCGACATGCGCAACGCTTTCTCACGCATGGCTTTGTTGTTCAGCTGCTGCTCTTCATGGTTTTCGCTCGTTTCCAGCGCCTGCATGGCGTTGTTGAATTTGCTGATGTCCAGCTTCCACCAGTAAAGACGGGACTCAAACCCGAAGTGGAACTCCTCGCGCTCGCGCCAGTTGTACATCAGCAGCGCTTTTTCAGACGCGCTCTCGGCTATAAGCAGGGCACCGTGGTGGCGGGCCTCGTCGAGGTCCGCTTCTGTGCGCTTGCGGCGATCCGCTTCATCACTGATGAAGGCCCAGCGCTGATGCAGGTCGTTCCAGTCAACCTTTCGCGCATCGCGTTGCGGAATCTGCGCCGCAGTGCATTCAAAGCCTAGAGCCCGGGCCATGGCGACCCATTTGCGGGTGTACCGGTGTGCGCCAGGCTCGTTGTCCAGTGCCCACACCAGTCTCGGCAGATTGCCTGCTCGATCGACGGCGAGTGCTTTCAGCGAGGCCTCGGGAAATGCATTTGACGACATTGCCGCGACCGCATCGATCGCGCTGTGCTCGAGGGCGATCGCATCAAAAATGCCTTCGACGATCCACAGTTCTTTGGTCTGTGACAGGTCGATATTCGGCGAGCACCACCAATAGCCTTTGTACGACGCCCCGGGTTTGAATCGGGCTTTCTTCTTGCCGAAGCGCTGAGGCTGGTCAATCAGGCGCTCCCAGTAGCCGCCGCGCTCCAGAGGAAAACGGACCGTTGCTGACCCAATGTTCAGGTCGCGGTCGAAATAGTTTTCCTGGGTGAACAGTCCCGCCACCAGCTCGATCTTGAAGCCCCTGGCGAACTCCATATAAGCGCGGGCGCTTGCTGTCGGTTGATCGTCCGTGGCCGGCGCACGTTTGCTCCAATCGTCAAATAGATCCGCGTACAGCTCTTTGACATGCCACTGCTGACCGCATTTGCTCTCACGGCCGCACTTGATGAACCACGGGTTTTCGAAGCTCGAATACAGTTCCTTCTTCGAGCAGGCAGGGCAGGTGCCACCGCGCATGAAGTCGGTGCCTGTGCGATGCCGCAGGCCATAGTCGTTTTCGAGTCGGGTTAGTACATCGCCCCGCATTTGCTGTTCCATCTTCACGCCTGCTTTCTGATGGCGACCTGAAGGGCGCCGAGAGTTGTTTTTTGAGCCGCCAAGGCGGGGTAGGCAGACAGGATTGCGCTAGTCCGCAAGCCATCAGGAACGCGTCGAAACTCGTCCGAATACCAGTGCTCCTGAATGCCCATCCGAAGGCGCTCACGCAGCTCCTGGTGCAGGGCTTCAGCGAGGTTTTTGCTAAGGTCCATCCGGATGGAAAGTGCTGTATTCATGGCTTTTTCCCTGATTTCGGGCGCAACTTGCCCAAACCCACTCGCGAAAGGTGGTGCTATTCGGTCAGTTGAAAGGGGCTGTTGGCTGAGGCTCGGTAGCGTCGACCAGGTGTTTAAAAATCAAAGCGACGGGAATGGCGAAGGACTTGCCACTGGCTGGATCGGTGAGAACCGCTACGGATGCGCTACTGCCCTTCAGATCGAGGTGGGGCTGTCCACCACCCGAATGCAGTTCAGCGTATGCCAAGCCCGTCAAAGTCTCGGCAAGGTAGACAGGTACTTCCAATGTTGCTTGCAGGTACGTGACGGTGCGGTTGAAGAGCTGCTGGTCATTTTCCAGGTGTTCAGCCTGGTGGCGTTGCATGTAGCAAAGCGCGGCGCTCTGCATGGCGGCGCGGTACTCGCGTTCGGGATTTTGCGCATTGGTCATCATGTTCATCAGGCCGTCTCCAGCTCAAGTAGGTCCATTTGTTGTTCGCCTTCCTTCTTCATCGCGTGCCTACGAATCGCCACGGGGGCGACCGGCAGGCGAACGGACGGATTGGGCATACCGGAGGGGCTCATTTCATGAGTCATTTCGAACTCAGCTCGGACTGACCAGCCGCAGGCCTCGTTGGTGCATTGCAGGTAGGCAATACGCAGAAAAATATGCGTGCCTTCACTTGTGCGGATCCGCATTCGCCCTTGGCAATGCGGGCATACCAGTTTGTAAGTGCTCACTTTGTTTCCCCCATCGCGAATTGCGACATTTCGGCTAAAGCCGAGAACTGGCGGCGCTTCTTGCGCCTACTTCATATCCTGGCTGCCCGGGTTTTCCCGGTGCAGAACGATCACCGCAGTGACCTCTTCATGTCTTGCTGCTACGTGTGCTCGATGTGCCGCGAGAATGTCCTGCACCTCGTCGTCCTGGATAACGCCGTCTTGAAGTGCTTTGGCAATGATGGCGTCGACGAGCCCGCGCTTTACGGTGGTGTTGATCGAACGGGCGTATAGGTCGAGGTTGTCGAGCTGCCCTGCCTCCGCTACGGGGACAAAAACACCGCCGTACAGATTGCAGACGAAGTCGGGGAGGTGAGTGGTGCCGGTTTGCGACTCCAGAAGGCAGATCTGCTCATCGGTCAGTGGGCGGCTACCAGCGTTTTCATACGCGTGGTTGTCGAACTTTTTGACCGACATCCCTAGACGCGGTGCTGCGCTATCGCGCCCCCCCGGGTATGCGCAAATGACTGCGCTCACAACTTGGCGACGGGTTTCTAGAACAGTGCGTTTCATCTTCTGGTTTCTCAAAAAGGTGAGTGCAATTAATTTGAGATCACGCCGTCTTTGATACCCAGAAGCACAGCCGCTCGGTGAGCTTCGCCTCGCAAACATTTTTTTTGACCATTCAGTACTGCATAAACAGTGCTGGGGTTGAGGTCGTGTCGTTTGGCGAAATCAGCAGCAGACAGTCCCTGCGCGACCAACTTACTTCGAGCCAGCTGTAAGGCTTGCTCCGTGATAGCTGTGTTCGGCATAGTGCTCATTCGTGTGATTTAGTGTGGAATTCTGGCGATCTTGGTCCAAATAATTAGGACTGTCAAGCGATGAGGGTGCGATTTTGATGACCATTGGAGCTCGGCTTCGCGAAGAACGAGCGCGGCTGGGCGTTAGCCAAACGGAATTGGCAAATGTTTGCGGTGTTGCGAAGAACACTCAGCTGAACTATGAGAAAGACGAGCGAAGCCCTGATGCCCCGTACCTGCTGCTAGCTCACAAAGCAGGGGTGGATATTCACTACGTTTTGTTCGGTGAACCTTTACCCGCATTCGCGGATCAGCTGTCACCTGTTGAATCCGAAGTCCTGTCCTATTTTCGTAACCTGTCGGATTACGACAAAGAATCCATCCGCCGTATGGCTTATGCGATGGCTACCGTCGCAAAAGACTCAACACCAGCCCCACGTACTTAATAGCCATATCTAATTAGAAGGAACTTGCGTTCATGGTTGGGATTGCCAAAAGAACTCTGTTGGCTGCTGTACTTGCATCATCTGTAGCGCTCTCGGCTCATGCTTTGGAGCCTCAGCACTTCGATAATTTGCCGGCGATGGTCGAAGATTTCGGAGATTTTTCCGATGAAAATGGCACGTTCAAAGTGCTGAAAACTCAGCCCCTGCATGTGCAGTTTTCTCCGCAGATCGTACCTGGTGATCTACCTGAAAATGTTCGATACGAGGTGCAGCGAGCTGCCCTGTATGGCGTGTATCGGACCTTCGTGCATACGTCCGCCGAGTCGGTTCAAGTCACTGCCCTCCCCATTGAACTGGACATCAAGAATGGTGTTTCCAAAAAACTCAAGGGTCCATCGGTTGACGTGACTGTTACTCGGGCTCAAGCGTTGGCAGCTGTACAGAAGCTGATTCAGGTGAACAACTTTGCAGAATTGGTGAAGCCGGAACAGATGGGAGATATGCAGCTGGATAACTGGACCAAGAACTTCGAGACCCTGTATTACAAGCAGCCAGGGATCGATAGGCTGCTCGCTGAATTGAAAGCGAAGCAAGGTTAAGCGGGATCGTCGTCAGAGCCTCAGCGTCAACAAGCCCAGCTTCTGCTGGGCTTTTTTGTATCTGAACGAATGCCCCCATTGGCTAAATGGCTCGATATGGGTACTGTATGTGCATACAGTGATGGAGCTTGGAAGACAATGGAACCGATTAGCGTCACCCCCGTAACCGCAGCCGATGGGCTCGCTATGTTCGAGCCTATTACGAAATTGGAGCGGGAGTTGATTGTCGGCTACAGACGTTTATCCAGCGATGATCAGGAGCGCTTGCTCCAGGTGCTGCATGCTTTGGTTTCTGTAACCGAAGAAGGCAAGCCAAGGGCGCGTTTGATGTCCTGTCAGCGTCACGCCTAGGCGACTGCCTTGCTAGAGGTCAGTCGTTTAAGCTCTCGCTCCGCAGCACGTTTTGCCGAGGCTTTGCTCTCATACAGGTGTGACAGTCGTTTTGGCTTGCTCTGATCACCCTCGGTAAGTTTTTGTTGCTTACCGCTCTTCTTGTCGCGGTACCACGCGACGATGCCCGTGTAGTCCTTGGCATCGTCGGCCAGCTCCGCTACCTCGTCGCCATCTGGCAGTTTTGATTCAAGCTCAAGACTCGTGGTAAATGAGTCCGACGTGAAACTGTGTTTGACGTTGCCACCCAGCCAAATAATGTCCGCGATTTCCTGCTTGATCCCTGTCAGCGAGTAGGTGAGTTCTGGCGTTAAATCTGGCCGACCACGCGCCAGCGTGTAGCTGAGGGTTGCCGTTCCACGCTGCAGCTTGTTCCACTCTGCCCGGGCAGCGACCAGTGCAGTTTTCTGGTCGGTATAGGAATGCCGTAGGTCCTTGATATTGTCGCCGCCGCCGGATATCGCCTCTTTTTTTTCGGCGCTGTTGACGTCGTAGTAGAACGCCCGTACGCCCGTGTAACTATCCCGATCCGCTTGAAGGAATCGGTGCTGGTCACCGTCCCGGCGGCTCAGGGTAATGTGCGGCAGGTTCAGTCCGCTGGCGCTGGTCGCATTGCCGATCGGCATGAACAGCAGCCTGCCGGCTTTCACTGTGGCAATCGCATCATGCTCTTGTCCCAGGCGGGAGAGCAGGTTCGCGTCTGATTCATTGGCCTGATCAAGATGCACCAGTTTGATTGCACTGAGTGCGGCGCTTACCAGCGGGCCAAGGCCGTAGGCCCCCGCAATGGCTTGCACTACTGACTCAATCGTTTCGTTATGCCAGCTTCGTTCCCGTTTGACCTTCAGTCCCGCACCCATGTCCACGCTGCGCGCTCGGATGTTTAACTGGTCCGGCGCGCCGCTGTGTTCTGTCTCATCTACCGTGTACGAGCCTTTGTCGACCAGCCCTGTATCGCTCCAGCCAAGCCACAGGCGCAAGGTCGCACCCTTCGGTGGAATGACCAGGCGCCCGTCATGATCCGAAAGCGTGACATCGAGCTGGTCTGCCGCGAGTCCGCGGTTGTCGGTCAACTCGATGCTCATCAGACGCTTCTCGATAGCCGCTGTAATATCGCGTCCGTCGACCTCCAGCCGGCAGATCGGACGCGGGTAGGCTTTCGCTTCCCGCATGGAGGCCTGCGCATCATTCAGATAGCCATCGATTTGGCTCAGTGCCTGGTCGATCACAGGATTTTCCTCAGAATGTTGCCAGCCGTGCTGATGCCTGCGCCGAGCAGGTCGACGCGGCCGTCATCGATCCGTTTGAGCGCGATGGTGAATTCGATTCGACGTGCTGCGCCGTCGGAGAAGAACAGGGTCTTAGTCTCGTTGATGCTCTCGATCACCCAGATGCCCAAGATCCTGCCGGTGCCTTCAATCAGTGGCCAGGCCTTGCCGGTATCGGCCATGGCGCGAAGTGTGTCGAGGCTGAGCGGGGTTCCGGCGAGTGCCGGCAGAAGAATTCCAGGCATGCTGATTGAGTCCTCCCCACGGCCCAGGAACTGGCGTGATGGATTGGTGCCGATACGGGAGGTCGAGCCGTGACGCCATTCTGTCTGCCGCTGAAGCTCCTGATACGCGAGGGTTTCGAGGCTGAAAATGAACATGCCCAGTGACATCATCATGTCCGTTTACTCCTGGTCAAAAAGGGCGCTGCGGCCCTTGGCTTGTTTTGCATGCTGCCGCTTGTCCAGTTCTGCAGATACGGCCCGCGCGATCGCAGCGGCATCCATCCCAGGAGCGGGGTGAATGTTGATGACAATCTGATCGGGCGCCACCTGCATCGCCGCTGGAGCTGCTGCAGCACCAATTGGCGGGCGGTTGTCGACTGCAATCGCGCCTTGAGCCCCGCCCATACCTACGGCGATCGCGCCCGCTTGGGCCAGTCGTTTGCCGATACCCATGATCGAATCGAGCATGCCGCCATTTTCAGCTTTTACCCCGGGTACGGATGCGGCTGAGTTCAGAGCGGCGGCAGTAGCCTCGGGCATAGCAGCAGCTGGGTTCAGCGCTGCGCCCGCGTTGGTGATGGCTCCGATGGTCACAGTCCCCGCTTGAGTCATAAGCTCGCCCACGGCCTTGACTGCTTCCAGAGGCCCGCTCTGACCTTCAGCAACGCCCTGCGCCAACCCGGCCATGGTGAAGCCGCCGAGTTCGGCAAAAACCCGGGAAGGGCTGTGAATACCCAGCTTCTCCTTGAACCAGTCGACGGTGTTGCTACCGGCATTAGTGATCGCCGTCTTCACCGAGCCCATAGCGTTTGTGATGCCGTTGACCAGGCCGGAGATGATCATTCCCCCGAATTCGGTGAATCGGTTGGGCATCTCGACGCCCATGTAGTTCATCACCGCCGAGAAGGCCTGGTAGATCAGCCCGATTGGGCTGAAATTGGCGAGCGTCTGCAGGATGCCGCTGATCCCGCCGCTGAAGCCCAGTTTGATCTCAGCCCAGGCACTGACGAAGTAAGCCTTCACCTTGTCCCAGTTTGCATAGATCAAATATGCAGCGGCGGCGATGGCCGTAATGGCCACGCCAATTGGATTGGCCATGAACAGTCGGCCTACCCACATGAAAGCCTGACCGACAAAGGGCAGTACTTTCGAGCCCAGGTTGAACAGCAGCCCAATCACAGAGGGCAGGCGGATCCCGATCAATGACAACCCGTATCGCACGGCGAGGAACGGGCCAAGGGTCGTGGCCAGTGCGAGGGCAACTGTGCTGAAGCCGATCGACAGTGCTGCAATGCCGGCGCCTACTTTGAGGATGCCCAGCACCAATCCTGGGTTAGCGGTCGCCCATGCATTGACGCGCTCCAGCACGCCATTAAATCCGGTGACCAGTTGGATCAGCGCTGGTCGGAGGGTGGCGCCCAGGGCGCTGCTCAGGTTGAACATGCGGTTCTGCGACATTTCCCATCGGGCGGACAACTGGTCTGCGCGAATATCGCCCTCGCGCTGCATCGATCCGTCGCGTTTAGGCGCGTTGTCCGCTCCATTCACCAGGTCAAGCTGTCGCTTATATTCGCCGATGTTGGACGCCAGTTTCGCCGCGTCGTCGCCGTACTCCTTGCCGAACAGCTGGGTCATCACACCGAGTTGCTGATTTTTGGGCAGTTTGTTGACCGCTTCTAGCACCTTCTGGATGGTGCCCGTTGCGTCCTTGCTCATGCCATCCTGAACCGCTTTCGCCTCCAGTCCGATAGACTTGAGGCCGGTGACAAATCGCTTAGGCTGCTGGGTGGCGATAGCCAACTCTCGGATCATGGCATTGGTAGCGGTTCCGGCGATTTCCGCCGATGCGCCAAGCGTCAGGAAGGTTGAGCCCAACGCGGCGGCGTCCTTGAACGACATGCCGACCGACGCGGTAATACCTGCAGTGCGCTGCATGACTTCAATGATGTCTCCACCCTTCGACATCGCGTTGTCGTCAAGGTAGTTGATTGCATCGCCGAGCTGGCTGACGTTCTTGATGGGCAATTTGTAGAGACTGGCAATGCGCGCCAGGCTTTCGCCGACCTGGTCAGCAGGTAACTCGAAAGCCGTCGCGGCAGTCGCCGCGACGCGGGCGAACTCCAGCAGGTCGTCTTTACCCTGGATGCCCATTCGCGCACCGCCTTCCACCAGCGCGGCGATATCGGTAGTCGCCATGGGGATGGTTTCGGACATCTTCTTGATGGCCGCTCCCATGTCGTAATAGGTCTGGGTGAGCTGCCCGTTGTCGTCCCGGGCGCCGTTGACCTGTTTGGCAACACCGGCCATGGCATCCTCGAAACGGGAATAGTCTTTGACCATTCCTACGATCGGCAGGCCGACCGCTGCCCCCACCGCACCTGCGCTCGCGCCGGCAACAGCGGCGTTGCCGGCGAGCTCTTTGCCCTTGGAATAATTTCTCTGCGCCTTCGACACCCGTTCCTGCTGTTTGGCGAGCGCAGAGAGGCGTTCCCGCTGTGCCTGGATGGCTTTGTTGGCCGCCTCGATCTCGGTTTTTAAGCGACGCTCGGTGGTGCCGAGGTTGCGCGTGTCAGCACCGGTGGATTTCATGAGGGGAATCAGGCGTTGCAGCTCCGATCGCTGAGCCGCATGTTTGTTGGTCAGCTTTTCCACTGAGGCGGAGGCGTTGACGAACGCCTTTTGAAAAACCGCAGTAGGGGCGTCCATCTTCTGCAGCTGTTCACGCAGGCCGCGCAGCTTGTCCTGCGCCTTGGCCAGTTCTTCGGAGGATTGGCGGACGGCTTCCTTCTGGCGGGTATAGCTGGAAATATTGGACTGCTGGGCGTTGAGTTCCTTCAGCTGATCCCGCGCCGCTTTCAAGGCGCGAGACGTAGCATTGCTCCCGGCGCTGATCTGTTTGAGGGGCGCGGTGACCTTGTCGATCGCGGACAGCAGAAATTCTAGCCGCAGCTTGTCAGTCATCCTTCGCCCCACTTCGTTTTCGAGCGCGTTCGCGCCATTCCATCAGTTCGGTCAGGGGGAGCGGATCCATTTCCGCTGGCCCCCAGTGAAAAATCACGGCGATATCCGCCATCGCGTCATCTACGCAACGAGGGATGCATCCACCTTCGCCGACTTCGGCAGCAAAAAACCGGCAACCTCGGTGGCCATCTGCACCAGGTCGGCCGGATCCATCTGGCCGATGTCGTGATCGGTCAGAGTTGGCGTGGTGATCCGTGGCAAGACTTTGCGCAAAGCGAGGACGTCCATCTGCAGCAGATCGGTCAGCGAGACGCCGCGCAGCTCGCCCGAGACTGGTTTGCGAAGCGTTACCTCGGTGATTTCAGTCGAGCCTCTGACGATCGGAGTGTCCAGGGTGATGACAGGGCGATTCGGGTTCTTCTCAACGGGTGCGTCTGCAGCTTCGTTTTTCTGGGAGGTGCTCATTTCGAAATCCTATGAAAGAGAGGGTGCCGGACGAGCCGGCGGGGGAAAGCTGGGATTACAGGCCGATCGCCTTGCGGTGTTCAGCCAGCATGTCTTTGCCATTGACCTTGAAAATGAAGTTGAGCAAATCGATCTCGACCTCTTCATTGCCGTCGATCGTCAGCTTGTAATAGCTGCAGGTGGTGGTGAACTTGTGCTCGGTGTCTTCACCGCTTTCCGAGTCGCCCATGTCGATTTCTTCGTGCCGGCCGCGCACGACTACCTCCACGGTTGAAACTTCACCGGTGTCGTCACGCTGAATAGAGCCGGCCCAGCGCAGCATGACGCCACTCGCCGATACCGCACCGTACTGGCGCAGCGCTGTCAGGTCCCAGCCACCGAGGGTCCATTCGAGCTGAATGCCGTCGTCGCCATGTCCCAGGTCGACCTTCACCGCGCCATCCATACCGCCGCCCCGGAAGGCTTCGAGCTTGCGGGCGAGTTTGGGCAGGGTGACGCTCTTGCACGCACCGACGTAGCTGACGCCGTCGTTGTACAAGTTCATGTTCTTGAGCTTCTTGGGCAGAGCCATGTGGGCGCTCTCCTAAAGGCGCGGCCAACGCCGCGCGAATGAATGGATATCAGGCGTTGACGCGGCTGGCGAAGTCGACCAGGTAGCGGTCGGTGATGCGCTGGCGAAGCCCCAGGTTCTCCAGAGGCGGCACTGGCGTGTAGTCGTAGTCCAGGTACAACTTGCCGGCCTTGAGGGTGTCCTTGTCGTTGGCGGCTTCGTCGTACCAGCACTCGCCACCGATCAGGTAGCCAAGGCGTACCAGCTCGCGGAACTTGGCGTTGATACCCTCGACGATGTCGCGGACCAGGCTTGGGTGCATCGGCTTGTCGATCGCCCAGAATTGGCCCTCAGCCATGGTGTCGGCCAACACCTGGGCAGTGCGGGTGTAGTTTTCGAAGGCGAACAGTGGGTCGTCGCTGCAAGTGCGGGAACCCCAGAAGCGGAAGCCTTCGCGACGAATCAGCGTGGTGACATCCGCCGCGTTCAGCAGGCCGGCGTCGGTGGCCGGGTTCTGCAGATCCCAGTAAATATCCCGGCTCAGTCCGGACACGCCATTCACTGCCACGTTGGAAAGGGTTTTGTGCCAGCCGACTTGCTCATCGAGCTTGGCGCGCAGGCCCAAAGCGCGAGCGATCGCCGACGCCGGCGCATCGGCATTCAGCGTGGTGTCCCAGTTTACGAAGTCGGGCCAGATGGTCATCAGCTCGCGGGCGCCGAAGTTTTCTCGGTAGGCGATGGCATCGGAGACGGTCTCGCAGTCCCAGGCGCTGGCGTAAGCGAACCCACGCAGCTTCTGTGCGGTGAGGACAAGTTCGGTAGCCACTGCCAGCGAGTCGAGGCCAGGTACGCCGAGGATGCGCGGTCGCACGCCCAGCTGCGCTTCCGCAGCCAGCAGAGCCTTGAGTCCGGTGTACTGTCCGCTGGGAGAAACGCCGCCGATCACATTGGTGGAGGTCGCCGCAGCGTCCGCGCCTTCGGCGACACGAACGACGACGGTAATCGGGCTGGCCTGGTCAGCGATGGCATCCAAACTTTTTGCGAGCGTTCCTTGGACACCGGCCTTATCGCTGGCGGTAAGCACGTCGGTTAGCAGTACTGGACGATTGAGAGGGAACGCGATCGGATCGGCATCTTCGGCGGTGCAAACCATACCGACGACGGCGGTTGCGACGGTGCGGATCGGGCGGGTGCCTTCGTTGATTTCGACAACTCGGACGCCGTGGTGATAATCAGTTGGCATGGGGAGAACCTGCGCGTGGGTGGCAATGAAACGCAGGGTGACGCGCGCGCGTTGGTTGGACGAGCGCGGGGGGTTGTATGGAAAGGAGCTACAGGGCGCAGGAACCAAAACGCCCTGGAGAGGGCGTTACTGAAACAGTTCCGTCAGCCAAAGCGGTGGTAGCGGACGGTGATCAATCAACGGGAACTCGCCCGTTTCCGGCCAGTTTCGAAGGGCGCGGCGGTACGCCTGAAGCTCGGTGTACTGCGTGGGAGTCAACGTGGTTTCTCGGCCCTCTTCCACCTCGTCGCGATGGCGCGAAACCACGCCGTCAGTAGCCGCCAGCTGGCCGTCACGCCATACACGCTCAATCGCCGCCAAAACCTCCGGGGATGGCGGAGGAGGATCAACCAGTACCGGATAACCATCATCACCCCAGACAATAACTTGACCATTCGCCTCACCTGCCAACAGCTCAGCGTGGTTCTCAGCAGAGATTTCCACCGCGTCATTCGGGGCGGTAGTTAATTCATCGTAAAAACCGCAAGTAGATTTTGACGCAAACATTCGCTTTCTCCTTAATTGCCGACGGCTATCCAGCGCGCAGCTTGAGACCCTGCGTACAAGTTCTGAAGTTTGTACTGGGTGGGACTGACCATATCGGCGTTGACCGAACTCTGCGCCGGCGTGCCAAAACTCGCCACGATGCTCAGGCACTGATTCGGAAAGGCGATAGGAAACGTAAAGGTCGTGGTAGAACTAGCGGAAAGGGTCTGAATGCCCCACTGTAAAATCCGACCACTCGGTGACTTTTCGTAGCCATTAGCAAGAAACGACGAACCAAAGGAAGCCGAGAACTGGTTTGCACCGGTGCCGCCAATCACGTACCACTGGGTACCACCGGCCACAAAAATAAGTGAGTCACCCGGCTGTAACAGCAAGGAGTTACCGGTACTGTTCGCGCCAAAGAATATGGATTCTGCACCCTGCCTGGAAATAGTGACCGCAACGGTTGCGTAGTTAAAGAGGGTGATCACGTCAGCCACGCGAGCAGCTGCCGCCAGCGGGAGGGTCAGCGTTTGCCCAGCGGTAGTGCCATAAAACTCAACTGCGCTGCCAGCGACGCTATTAGGCAGAGTCGCTGATGCGTTGTAAGTGCTAAATCCCGATAGCGTTGAGCCAGACTTTTTCACAAACTCCGTCGTAGCAAACTTCGTGGTGTTATCGAATTGCGGCGGCGTGACCCAGTTTGGGCCGGCCATTACAGCGGCAAACTTGAGGGCCATGGACCCGCCACGCAAACGCCAGGTGCTCGACACTTTCACGAACTCGGCGTTATCCCCCATGCCCAAGACGACGGGTATCACTCCGGCGACCTGAGACGCCAACACGTCCAGCCCAGCCGCCAGAACAGTGACTGCACCAGCCCCAGCGTTCACCACCTCGACCGATGCCCCCTCAGGCACCCCGGCGGTAGGCGGTAACGTGATGTTGATCGGTGTAGCGGATGCGGCGGCCACAATCCCGCCAATACTTAAAGCGCCCAACGCGGTGCTGGCCGTAAGTGGCGCGAAGCCCGAATACTCAACGCCCATCCGCTTGGCGAAGGCGGTGTTCACCAGCCTGAGCGAGCTGTCGAACTGGGGCGGGGTTAGTGCCGTTGGAGCGCCCAGAAAAGCCGGGGAGTTGATCGGCGCAAAGCCCTGAGTGATGTTCTGAAAGGTCAGAGCCGTGGTGCCCAGGACAATCACCCCATCCGTGACCAGTTGCCAACGGGTATCGGCCAACGTCGTTCCTTGCTCAACCGATACCAGCAGCGCCGAGGTTACTTCGGCATTGGTATCGGCATCTGGCGCCCGTGTCCAGACCGGTGCAGCGGCGATCCAAATGCCGTTGTCCTTGGCCACCGTCTGATTTTTCACCAGCACCCGCGCGCCCGCCGGCACCGAAACGCCGTCGATCACCTGAAGGCCCGCCAGCGCGATGTTGGCCGTGGTCGCGACCAACACCGATTGCTTGCTGTCGAGCTTGTACAGCTCTTCCAGAATTTTGCTATCGACGTATTCCCGAGTCGCCAACACCACCGCTGGGTCAATCTTGAGCGTGATGTTGCCGGTGCTGGAAACCACGAAATTCATCCGCACCACTTGCGTGCGCCCGGAGCCCTGCGACAGCACCGGCTTGAAGCTCGGCGCACAGTTGGCCACCGCCACCAGATCGCCGTCCGCGTCATACAGCCCGATTTCGCGAATCCAGTGCCCGCCCTCGTCGGCCGGAATAATCTGCTCGGCGATAATCACCGCCGGGTTCACCGGATCGACCCGCACCTGATTCAGCGGACGACGGCGCCATTCGTTGATCAGCGCGGTTTGTGTCGCACTGGGAATCGGGTCGGTGTTGTTGGCATCGCCCACGCCCATATCGGTGAACTTCCAGGGAAGGCCGAGCGCGTCGGCGTTCGCCTGCTTGGCCATCCCCACGTTCGTAAGGATCGCAAAAAACTGCGAGTTCGCATCAATCATAGTAAACGTCCAGGGTGTCTATGGAGTGTTCGCGGCCAACCACGCCGATGGTTCCGGTGATCTCGATGTCACGCATCACCGGCGGGTATACGTCGATTTCATCGCCTTCGTATAAGGCGACGCTGATATCTAAATTTCCGCTGGATTCGAGGCTGATCGCCAAGCCGGTCAGATGGCGGGTGACGGGCTTGGCGTCGTCGATCAAGCGCTCCAGCTCCTGATACATTTCCTCGGTGATGCCGGTATCCAGCACGCCCACCTTGAGCGCGAAGGTGCCCGGCACGCCCTCAGGCACCGTGTTGAACCACTCGATAATCTCGATCAGGTAGCCCAAAGGCTCGACCACACGCCTCAGTGCTCCGATCGTTCCTTTGCGGGAGTGGATGAAGTAGGACCCTTTAATGACCTGGCGCTTGGTGGCCTCCGACCAGGTGCTGTCCCAGCGGTCGACGGAGAAAGCCCAGGCGAGGTAGGGCAGAAGCTGCACCGGACATCGATCAGGGTTCAGCAAATCCCGGATCGGAACCGGCACACGCTCAATCTGCGCGAGTGCCTCGGCCGCAAGCCGTTCCAGTTGCGTGGCATTCGGCGGCAAGAGGTTCGTCATGACAGCGCACCAATGGCCACGCTATACCCGGTGCAATAAGCAGCCTCAGCCTCGCTCGGAGAGATATCGGTCCAGTTGTTGAGGACAACCTTGCGCACGCCTTCGACATGCAGGGCGGCATGAATGGCCGACTCGGAGATTTCTACGCCCAAGCGCCGGCGCTGGCTGATGAACGTAACGAGTCGGGCTTGTGCTGCTTCGCGGATGGGCTCCGCTTCTGGACCGGTTGTGGCGAGATAGAGAACCGCATCGACCTGATACGGCAGCACCGTCGCCGATTGCACCGTCAGCCGATCGGCAACCGGGCGACGATCATCATCGCTGAGGTATCGACTAACGACATCCAACAGTGCCTGGTCGACGCTTCCATCTCCGACTAAGCCCTGAACAGTGACGACGACGACCGCCGGCGATGGACTTTCAGCAGTTGCGTCAGCAACGCGGCCGTCTGCGCTGCGCGCGTGCAGGATATAGCTGTTACGGGGCCCAGCTGTCGAGAGACCTTCCCATGCCATCTGCGCACGCTCGCGCAGCGAGTCGTCCGATTCCATTACCGCGACGATGGGCGGGACGGCTGCGCTGTTGCCCGGGGTCACTACCAGGCGTTCGACGTTGACGTTACCGGCGAGCTGCTCGAGGTCTTTGCCCTTGGCTTTAGCCAGCATATTGGCCAGGGATGCTTCGTTCACGCGCTGACGCAGCAGCATTTCGCGATACGCGTTCTCCTGGAGCAGCTTGGTAAGAGGCTCCGACTCGACGGCCAAAGTTGCGGCGACGGCAGCTTGTTGATCGGCGGGCCAGAGGCTAACCGCGTATGCCTTGCGTTCGGCGAGGATCTGCTCGTAGTTGATCTGCTCGACGACATCCGGATCTGGAAGCTGAGCCAGGTCGATAGGGGTAAAGGTTTTCATGCTGTTGCTCCCAAGCTGAGAGGCACGCGCAGGCTAAACGGTTCATTGGTGTCCACCAGGCTGCCGTCGATGTCGAGAATCGCCTGGCCAGCAACATCACCCAATGTCAGCTGAACGCGACTCAGGCGAATCCGCGGTTCCCACCGCATCAGCGCAATGGCCGTGGCCGCGTAAGCCTGCAGCCGGGTTGAGCTGTTGAGCGGCCAATCAATCAGGTCGGCGAGCTGACTGCCGTATTCGCGCCGCATTACGCGGGTTCCGATAGGTGTGGTCAGGATGTCGGCGATCGATTGCACCAGGTGATCTTCGCCGACGATGCGACGGCCGGAGCTGCTGTTCATGCCGATCATGGGATTGGTCCTTGGGACGTCCCGTTACCTGCCTGAACGCCGGAGGTGCGGTGATTGACCAGGCTGATATTTTGCGGGCCTGCGACGAAGTCCTTGGTGGAGCTCACCAGTCCATCTATCACGACGTCGCCGGTGATATGCGTTCCACCTGGTGTAATCAGTACGGCTTTACCGCCCGCCGGCAGCGTGGCGGTCAGGGTGTGGCTCGCGGTGTCGTAATCAACAATCGCGCCGTCGCGGTACCGGCGCCGGCGGCGGGTTGGCACGTTGTCCGGAGCCGGAAAGCGATCGCTGTACAGGCCGAAGATGACGAAGCCATGGGCTGGGTTGCCAGAAGGCGAAAGCACCAGGCATTGCTCGTCGACACTTGGCGGATCCCAGTCGCTGTCTTCTCCGGCACGCAGGGCAAAGAACGGGAGCCAGTCAGTCAGCAGGCCGCCGGTTTTCACACGGCAACGCGGCTTCTCCGGATCGAGTTCGGCGATGGTGCCGGCACGAATCAGGTTTTCAAGGCGTCGAGTCAGTTCAGTAAGAGAGTCCATGCCGCCGATGTTGCAGGTCGCGCGTGCGAGCTGCATCGGCGGTGGGCTGTAGCGCGAGTGCGTACAGGAGAAGGTCAGCCGACAAGGTGATCGATGAACAGATTTCGGATGTTTTCCAGCTCGTCGCCGCTGAATCCCAGCAGCTGTCGTGTTTCGTATTGCACATCCGCTTGGCCGCGTTCTGGTCGATCCTTGAGGCCGTACTGGTGAACCCGAGCGATGCGGCTCACACGTCCTACGAATCCGACCGACATGCCGTTTGCTGTGCTTTCGGTGCGCAGGTAACGGGCCGTTTTCAACTTGCCGAACATCTTGCTTTTGATCCGGCCTTTTTTTCCACGCAGGTCCTTGGGCTTGCGAGGTGCGAACGCCGAACCATCAGGATTGCGCTGCGTGGTGATGCGTTTCGACTGACTTCGACGTAGATCCCGGGCGACGGCACCAAGCAGCTTGCGGCGTTCACCCTCGTCCAGTTTGGCCAACAACACTGAAACCCATGTTTCAAGAGCCTGCAGGTCATTGCTCATGGTTTTTCCCACCGTGCGATGAACTCGCCGCCGGCAGTCCATAGCTCAAGCCCAGGCATGGTGAACGGATCATCGTCGACCACGGGCTCTGGTGGATGATTGACGACCAGGTTGCCGTCGTCCTGGCGTTTGACGATCACACGTTCAGTGAGCGGCAATTTGATCGACAGGTCGACCTTGCTGTTGTCCAGGAGATCGGCTTCGAAGGCGACGGCAGTTTTGCTGCGGTCGACGTTCTCCATCAGCTCCCGTTGGTTCACCAGGATCCAGGCGAACAGGGGAATGGCGATGGCGTCGGGGTGGCCAGCGTAGTCCGTGAAAATCAGGTTCAGCGTGTAGTTGTATTCGAACGACAGACCCAAGGCAGCGGTACTGCGCATGGTGCCTTTGTCGATGAATACCATCAGGCGGTCGGGGTTTTTCTTTAACTCCGGTACCGAGGCGAGCAGGTGGGCGCGTAGCGATTCTGGTTTGTTCATGGTTTACCCGCCTGGGTCTGCTGATGCTGGTAAACCATATCGACCTGCGCTGCGCATTGCGCCCAGTCGTTCTCGGTGACGTCCTGGTCGTTGAGCAGGGCGCCGTTCTTGTCCGGTTTAGTCGCCGACAGGGTGCACGGCACCACGGCCGGACAACCAGTCGCGATAAGCAGCGGCTCCGGTGATGGCGGGGCGCTCGCGCATCCGGCGAGCAGCGTCAGGGAGAGGCTGATCAGCCCAAAAGCGAAGTTCGGCATTTTCACGTTTCAAGTCCTCAATGGTTCGTTGACGGGTGGCGAGCCCTTGGCGCAGCTGGTTTTGAACGCCGCGCAATACGGTTTGGGCGTTCCGCTCTTCCTGCAGAGATGCTTGAAGTTGGTTGACCGTCGCCTCGCTGCGCGTTGCCCTATCACGAGCGGCATCTGCCGCTTGATTCGCCAGCTCGGCATTTTTATCGGCGACCTCGATCTGTTCGGACTGAGCCCAAACCAGGAGCGCAATCGCAGCGAGCAAAGCCGAGCCAAGCAGCACCTGGCGCAGCGTGCTCATGCGCGGTACCAACCAGCGGCATTCATCTCTGCGGTGCTGAGCCGGCGCACATCGCCTCGGAATACCATCGCCTTGACGCCCGGGCTGGCGACAGCGATCGCCTCGACCAGCGCACGTGCCAGGTCAACCGGCGTGTCCTCCGGCACTACAAAAATGTCACCGTCGCGTGGACTGAGTTTGCGAATCTGGTCATGGTCAATCATGCGGCCTCCGGAATGGGGCAGCCTGCAGCGTGACGCTGATAGGCGCGCTCCAGCTTGGTGTCATACAGGTTGCGGGTGTAGTTGGGGCCGTTGTAAGCCTTGGCGAACGTCGCCCATTTTTTGCCCTTCAGCGCCTTGAGCAGCGCCGGGTCCGCTTCGATAAAACGCACGAAAGCTTCGAATTGCTCGTTCTCGTCGCGGGCCATCCGATCGGTAAAGTCCGTCACGTTTGCGTAACCGAGGCGCACGGCGTGATAACCCATCACCTGGAACGCGCCCCAGCTGGCCGACTCCAACGCGCAAAGATCGTCAATCAGTCGGGCGTTCGCCAGGCGCTGGTGCTCTGCCGTTCCGCCGGCGTAACCACCTGCTTTCGGATTGACCAGGTTGGGTTGCACCACAGCTAGTTGATCGGCGTTGGCCTTCAAATCGGCTGCATCATCACCAGGTGCGCGCGGTGTGCTGAGCTGGCGATACATGATGTGTCGCTCGAACAGAATCTTCGGCTTGCCGTTGTCCAGGAAGCCGCTGCCTTGGCTTTCGACTTCGTTTACGGCCATGATCGCGGCGAGCTCAACGCCCAGGCGTGCCGCAGCTTTCACCAAAAGGGCGTGCTGCAGCAGGTTCGAACAATCGGCGCCGGCCAGCGCCAGAGCGGTTTTCGAGCCCGCAATACCGTCAATTACCAACCCAACCTGACGCTGGTAATGACGCACCGCGGATTCGGTGGCATCACCGAAATCGCCGTCCGGATCCAGACTGGCGCCGTGCAGGTTGAGACGCTGCTGCAGTGTGCGGACCTCTTGTCCGCGATCGCCGTGGCGCAAAACACTCATAGCTGATCCACCTTGCGGTTGAAGAATTGCTTGGCCAGTGCACGGGTTCCCTCAACGCCCAGCAGTCCGATCACTCCACCGAAGAAAGGGCCGGTGGTCGCGGGAATGCCCAGCAGAAAGAGTCCGTGGCTGGCCGCAAGCGCAAGGGCGCCGCACAGCGGTGCCTCAAGCAAAACCCGGCGCCAGGTGCCGCCGCCGTAAATGATCCGCAGAGCGGCGATCACACAGGCGAGGCCGCCTGAGTAGAAGGCAGGCCAGTTCAGTTCGAGCCAGGCAGCGAACCAGGCCCATGTATCCGGTTTGTCAGGCATGCGCGTGATTCCGCTGTCCAAGGTTGAAGGTGATGGTGTGTGTGCTTGCGATTTCGGATAACTCAATCCCATAGGTTCACCATTTGCAGCTCCGGGGCTTGCGGCGCGATATCCGGGAGCGCTACCAGCGTGCCGTGCGGAATGATCGTGCCGAAATCTGATAGCCCCGGGTTTGCCTCAAGGACTGCCTCGGTGATGCCGGCAGTGCGGCCGTAGACCCGCCAGCAAATGGCGTCGACGGTGTCGCCCTGAGCGGCATACACGGAGGTCGTCATCAGATGAGCTCCACGGTGGAATGGCCGACGCGCAAAAGATCGCGAATGGCGAAGCGGGCGTCACGACGGTATTCATCGACCGAAGGTGTCAGTTCGTCTGCGTTCTTGTTGCCGTCGACGCTGGTGTCGTAGCTGCGATATCGCTCAGCGAGCTCAGCTCCAACGCTGCAATAGATCGAACGGCGGTAAAGGTGGATGAAGTGGCTTTCGCCATTGACTTCGAACGCCGGCACAGCCGCGATGGTGGTGTATCCGTTCTCCACATGATTCAGCTTCACCTTGGCCAGTTCGCCGTTCACCTGGATCAACGCGTTGACGGTCACGACTTCAATGCGTGCGTCAGTGATGCTGCCATCCAAGCGAATAGCGGATCGCAGGTGTACGACATCGATGTCAGGCCAGAACCCGTCATTGGTGATGACAAAAGGTTCGTCGGTGCTGCCGGTGGCAATAAATCCGCTCATGGTTCAGCCCTAAGTCGGCGGTGGCCGGGGCGTCACAGCAAGGAAAGGAGAGAAACCTGCTGTTCAGCCCCGGGCCGCCGGGGTTGCGGGGTACGCTCGGTCAGCTCCCTGGTGGGGGAGCAATCTTTTTCAGGAGGCGTTCAGCGCCTTCCAGATCCTTCTTGCCGCCGCAGCTGTTGTTCAGCTCGATGGCGCGTTTCAGCAGTTCAATACCGGCCATTACCTGACCGGGTTGGCCCGGGTTATCGGCACTCAGACCGGCCACTGTGGCGCGTCCTGTCGCCAGGTACAGCTTGGCCCTGGCTTCATCCGGCATGTCCTGCTCGGCAGTCAACTCCATCGTCCGGTGCAAGGTGGCCAGGTCGAATCCACCACCGGTTTTCTGTGAGCTCAACGCCGCTTCGGCGACTTCTTCGGCGACCAGGCAGCCGGTGGTCCGTTCGAAGCGATCGGGCATCAATAGGCTGTGCTGCAACACGTAGGCCGCGATGTCGAGCGCGCCGCTGTAATCGGAAGCATCGATCCGCCAGATCATGATGGTGGTGAGTACTTCGTCCTGAGCGCCGTTGCCCGTTGCCAGAACACCGTCGACGTAAGGCACGTAAGCCGGCAAAAGCTGCAACTTGAGCGCGGCTTTGCCTTCGTTCGACTGGATCTGTTTCAGGCGCAGACGATCCTGCAGCAGCTGGGCCAGCTGCATTTCGTAGGCCGTCCCGCCCGCCATCGAAACGGCGGGCGAAGCGGCAGCAGCCTCCTGCGAGGCGAGCGCCTGCAGCCGGTGACGTTGAGCGAGGGAGAGGGCCATTGTTACGCGGCCTCTTCGATGTTTTCGACCAGGGCGCCGAGACCGAAGTCTTCGATCACGTAGTCCTCGTTCGACGATTGATAATCGGCGATGCGATCACGCTCCGGCTCGTCCTTGGTCATGCGACGACGGCTGCTGATCTGGAAGTAGATCGACAGGTTCTTCAGCGTGGTGATCATGATGCCGCCGTCAATGAAGAATGGTGCGTCTTCGATCGGCAGGCCGCCCAGTGTGCCGTTGGCAAGGATTCGCGCAGCTGCCAACTCGTTTTCGTTGTCGGCGGCGCCTTCGATGTTGGCCAGGAATTTCGCGTGCAGCAGGTTGCGATCGACCAGGACGACCAGATCCGGACGTTTGCGGTGCCATGGGTCCAGCAGCTGGATGGCGTCGTAAACCAGGCCGTCGAGGGTCTTGTAGTCGCCAGTCGGGCCGATGGTGACTTTACCGGCGACCTTACCGCTGCTCAGCACACGCTCTGGCGCTTTGGTGCGGTACTTCTCGAGCCAGCCCACATTCACGTCCTCCAGCAACGGGAAGGCAGTCCGATCGGTCGTTGCCGCAGCGTGGGTACCGTTGAAGCCGATCATGATGCGGTCAAGCGCTTGGCGCTCGACGACCGCACCAGACAGTCGAGCCTGGAAGTCCGGAAATTTTGCCCAGGCATCCAGCAGTGCATAAGGAATAGCGGTGTCGAAGTCAGTCTTTTTGCAGCTGTACGTGTCGTTCTTGAGCGAGCTGACACCGCGAGGGTTGCGTGCGGTCTGGTTGGTGTCGGTCCGGCCGGCGATGGTCGAGCCCACGCCCAAAACGATGGCTTCACCGTCTTTCTCGTCGACGCCCAGCACGTTGATTTTTTTCAGGAAGGCGCTGGATTCCTGAATCGCAGTTTCCAGCTTTTGCTGAACAGAAGGGGTAACGGTGAATTTTTCCGCCACCGATCCGACGGAGTTGATCGCCGCAACCTGTTTGGTGAAGCCGTTGAAGGCAAGTCGTGTTTCGTTACGCATGGTGTTCTCCTGGGGAGCTTGTAGGGGGCCGAAGTGATCAGTAGGTGGTCAGCACAGCGCCGTCGCCGCCGGTCGCGGCTGGGCGTTTGGTTTGGCTGTGGTCCTGGGTTTCGCCCAGGCGCTTGATCAGTTCGTTGAAGTCAGTGCTGAGCTTGTCCAGGCTGGTTTTCAGGTCTGCGGAGAATTTTTTCTCAGCGGCCAGCTGGTCGGGCAGATCCTTGACATGCTCGGCGACAGCTTCAACGGCCTGGCTGATCTGGGCGAATTCGCCGTCATCCTTGGCCTGTTTGCCAGAGAGCAGGGCTTGCACCTTGCTGAAGAGTTGGGCGCCGAGACCGGGCTTTTCTTCGATTTCTTCGAAGGTGAGTTCGGTTTCCACGGCCTCGGTAAACATCGAACTCGCGGAGTAGTGGCGGTCTTTGAACGGACTCGCTTCAGGTTTTTGCGCTGAAAACGCGAGCACGTCGGTACCGAGACTCGCCGGGGAGTCGGTCACAGCGAGACCGACGATGTAGGCTTCGCCGGTGTCGGCAAAGCTGTCGTCGATTTCGATGGACGTGTAAATCTTCTGTTTCGCCTTGTTCATGGCGATCAGATCAGCGGTCGGCTCGATCTGGGCAAAGAGGGCCAGCTTGGTCTGACCGTTGACCTCCACTTCCTCGGTCTTGACTGCCGTCACGTCGCCGTAGGCTTTGAATGGGCTGTCAGGCAACAAGCTGCGGAAATGCTCCAGCCAGATCCGGGCGCCGTAGGTGGTCGGGTTGAAGTTTTTGGCAGCCTGTTCCAGCCAGCTGCGTTTGATGATGCGCTTGTCCGAGGTAGCGCCCTCAACGGCGACACGGAACCAGTTGCTGCGAAATTTCTTCATGTCGGGAAATCCTCAAAGCGATGCTGCTGAATGCAGTTGCGTTGAGGTGCATCGTCGGCAGTAGCGTCATTACGAGCAATCAGCGCCAGTTGTAGGCCTGGGCGCTACATGGCACATCGCTACGCCTTCACGCGCGCGAGGCGTCAGCATCGCCGCCATGACGACAACCGAAGCCACTCCCATCCGCGATAACCGCCGTCAGGCCAAGTTCCTCTACTGGACCGGCCTGCGGATTTGTGCGATCGCAGAAATGCTGGATGAAAAGGAAAAAACGGTTCACGCCTGGAAAACGCGCGATGAGTGGGATCGGGCCGATAACGTCGAGCGCATAGGCGGTGCCCTGGAAGCGCGCCTGGTGCAACTGATCCTCAAGGACGGCAAGACCGGTGGTGATTTCAAGGAAATTGATCTGCTGCACCGTCAGTTGGAACGGCAGGCCCGAATCGAGCGATACAAGGCCGGCGGTACCGACACCGACCTCAACCCCAATCTGGCCAAACGCAACGAAGGTCCAAAAAAGAAAGCGGCTCGCAACGAATTCAGCGAAGACCAGATCGAGCTGCTGACCGAGGCGTTTAAAGACGGTTGCTTCGGCTATCAGTTGGACTGGTACCGGGCGAGCAATCAGCGCACCAGGGCGATCCTGAAAAGCCGGCAAATCGGTGCCACCTACTACTTTGCCCGGGAAGCGTTTATAGATGCCCTGGTCACCGGACGCAATCAGATATTCCTGTCAGCGTCGAAGAACCAGGCGCACATCTTCAAGGCATACATTCAAGGCTTCGCCCGCGAGGTTTGCGGCGTGGAGCTCACCGGTGACCCAATCATTCTGGCCAACGGCGCCGAGCTGCATTTCCTCGGTACCAACGCCCGAACCGCTCAGGGTTACCACGGTAATTTCTACTTCGACGAATTCTTCTGGACCTTCAAGTTCAACGAGCTGAACAAAGTCGCCAGCGGCATGGCGATGCAGAAGCAATACCGCCGCACCTACTTCTCGACACCATCGAGCATGGCGCATGAGGCCTACACATTCTGGACCGGCGAGCGCTTCAACAAGGGCAAGCCGGTGGCGCAGCGGCTGAAACTCGACGTTTCGCACGATGCGCTGCAGCAGGGCCGGCTGTGCGAGGACCGGATCTGGCGCCAGATCGTCACCATCCTGGATGCCGAGCAGCGCGGCTGTGACCTATTCGACCTGGAAGAGCTGCGCCTCGAGTACAACGCGGACGCCTTCGCGAACCTGCTCATGTGCCAGTTCGTCGACGACGGGGCGAGCATTTTCCCGCTCAACGTCCTGCAGCCCTGCATGGTCGATAGTTGGGTCGAGTGGTCCGAGGACTACAAGCCTTTCGCCGCGCGGCCGTTTGCCGATCGGCAGGTGTGGATTGGTTACGACCCGGCGGAAACCGGTGACAGTTCTGGCCTGGTGGTCGTGGCGCCGCCGTTGGTGCCGGGTGGCAAATTCCGCGTGCTCGAGCGTCACCAGTTTCGCGGCATGGATTTCGCGGCGCAGGCCGAGGCGATCCGTCTGGTCACGATGCGCTACTGGGTGACCTACATCGGAATCGACATCACTGGTATGGGCTCTGGCGTGGCCCAGCTGGTGCGCCAATTTTTCCCCAACGTGACGACCTTCAGCTATTCGCCCGAGGTCAAGACGCGCCTGGTGCTCAAGGCCTACGACGTTATTCACAAAGGACGCCTGGAGTTCGACGCCGGCTGGATCGACATGGCCCAGTCGCTCATGGCGATTCGCAAAACCATCACGGCCAGCGGCCGGCAGTTCACTTACACGGCAGGCCGCACCGACGAGACCGGACACGCGGATCTCGCATGGGCGCTTTTCCACGCATTACAGAACGAACCGCTTGAGGGCCAAACCTCAACGAATACCGGCTTCATGGAGATTTACTGATGAGCAACAGCCGCAGCGAAACCACGCAATCGTCCACTTCAGCCCCGGCTGCGGCCGAGGGACAGGTGCTGCCGGCAACGGGCGGCAAGATGGAAGCCTTCACCTTCGGAGATCCCACGCCAGTGCTCGATGAGCGGGGGATTCTCGACTACCTGGAGTGCTGGCTGAACGGTCGGTGGTACGAACCGCCGATGTCCCTCGACGGTCTGGCCAAGTCCTCCCGGGCCAGCGTGTTCCTGCAATCGGGTTTGAACTTCAAGCGCAACATGCTGGCCCGCACGTTCATCCCCCACAAATTGCTGTCACGTCAGACCTTCGAACAATTCGCCCTGGATTTCCTCTGGTGCGGTAACGGTTATCTGGAAAGGCGCGACAACATGCTGCGCAGCACGCTGGGCCTGCAGCCCGCCCTGGGCAAATACATGCGACGTGGTGCGGATCTTGAAACCTATTACCAGGTGCGCGGCTGGCGGGATGAGTACGAGTTCAAGCGTGGGACCGTTTACCACCAGCGCGAGGCCGACATTAACCAGGAAATCTACGGCCTTCCGGAGTGGCTGCCAGCGCTGCAGAGCGCGCTGCTTAACGAGTCCGCCACCTTGTTCCGACGTAAGTACTACAACAACGGCAGCCACGCCGGTTTCATCATGTACATGACCGACACCGCGCAGAACGAGACGGACGTTTCCGCGCTCCGGTCTGCGTTGAAGTCAGCCAAAGGACCGGGCAACTTCCGGAACCTGTTCATGTATGCCCCCGGCGGAAAGAAGGATGGCATCCAACTGATCCCGGTCAGCGAGGTAGCGGCGAAGGATGAGTTCGGCTCGATCAAGAACATCAGTCGCGACGACATGCTCGCGGCGCTGCGGATTCCCCCTCAGCTGATGGGCATCGTTCCGCAGAACGCCGGCGGCTTCGGCTCGATCAAGGAGGCGGCGCAGATTTGGGCGATGAACGAACTGGAGCCGATTCAGGCGAGACTGCAGCAGGTCAATGAATGGCTGGGGGAGGAGGTGGTGAGATTTCGGCCGTTTGAGGCCTGATCCGATTCCTCTGGTGTGCTCAATTTCTAACCGCAAGTCAGGCGACAGGCAGCCCTATCCGTGTTGCCCTAACTCACGCAAAATACTGTAAATAATCACAGTAGTTTGCCTTGCCATGAAATGTGACCTTCCACCATTTCGACCTGTTACTCAGAACGAGTTGCGCCAGATCTGGGTCGAGCACTCTGAAAGCCGCCGTCTTGTGCTGGAGATTGAGCGTTACCGTCGTGTAATTGCCGAGATAGACCAACTTTACAAGACGACGCATCAAGCTTGGAGGGAGCACGTCGGCGGCAACCTGGTGGCTTTACACTTGCTTGAAACGTTGATGCTTGAAGAGCGCATGCGGCTGCCGTAGCGCTCATATGCTAAGAGTCAGCCCGAGCTAGAACAGCTCTCGCTGTGCTAGATACAAATATTTATACGGTGATGTCGGCCGCTTGATGCTTTGGAATTGAAAATCCGGCTTAAGGGAACAAAGGCTTGATACTCCAGCTAAAGTTGCACCTACAATCTTAGCTGTTGCATTCATGCCTATATCCTCTAACTGACCCCATGCTTGTGTTCCCTTCTCTATAGATTTTGCAAAATCAGTGTTCATCGACATCTTAAGATCTGCAAGATAAAGAGGGAGTCGAAACTCTTTAGTGGTTTTGAATAGGTCCGCGCACGCAAGATCAAGCTCTTTCAGCTTTCGTGACAAAGCGTCAACACTATCAGCCGCACCATTGATCTCTTGGGTCATTTCTTCCAAGTAAGATCTGAAGGAAAGTAGCTCAGGACGCCTCTTGGCTTTGAAGTCCAGAATCTCCGCCAGCGGTACCGTGTCTGCAGGGAGTGGAATCGCATTGATCAACTCAATGCGTGTACCTTGGCGCGGCACCATCCAGCGATCAGCGATGCTGAGCGAGTTTACGCCCTCCCCAATGCTCCAGATCCCTGGCTCATTAGCTTCCGCTTGTATCAATGCCTGAGTTATGGCATCGACGGATGCCCTCGCCATTTCCCCATATACCACGATTCTCGGCCTAGACATTATTCCTTCGGATTCAAGAAATTGAGCGTCAGCGTCGCCCTCAATATTGATGATATTGCTTGTAGGCCACATAAGCCTATCCCAATAAAAAAGAGATGCGCGCAGGTCTGTTTTATCCAGTTGCCCGCCGCCTCCATGAAATGTTTTGGCGCTAATGTTTGCAGTGCCTGGAGAACTTAATATTAAGCCTCGCATTTTAGGTCGCGGTTTTCCGTAGTCGGAATCTTGCTCTTTACGACGTTTTGCTTCACCCATAAATTATTCCCCAGAAAATACTGTCGATCAAACGTTAGGATGTTCGCGCCCGCAGGCATCAATAAGCTGCATCTTGAATTCTCTATACTCTCCGACACTGATGATTTTCGCATCCGCCAACGTTGAGATGATCCCAAAAGCAACACCGTTTAGTTGGTTCTGATTGCCGTGCCATAGAAAAAGGCCCCCGCACTCCTGACAAGTGGGGGGCGGTTGAACGTAAACGCCGTTACTCGTAACGCGGCGTCACCCCTTCGGCACCCACTCGCCGCCGACATACTCGCCCTCGGGCTCCGCGGGCTTCGGCTTGTGCTGGCCGAGATAGAACAGCGTGCAAGGATCTCGGTCGCTGGTGATGCCGGGTACAATCTGCAACAGCTCATAGCCCGCCTCGATCAGCGCATTGGCCTGAATAAAATCGCTCACTTCCTTGATTTTTCCGATATGGGCATAGCTCATACACACACTCCTATTGCTTACGGATGAATGGCCAGCGTAGCGCATCGGCCCTACCGGAGGGGTGCCCTTTCGGTTCGTTAGGGGTAAGCGGCTCCGCCCTACTCATTCACCGGCTGGATCACTTTCGCGTTGGCCACGGCCTGCTGCAGCACGCTGTACTTCGAACGACCCAGGACGTACACCGGTTGACCGGGGCCTTGCGTCACGGCGACCAGCTTCCAGCCTTCGGCCAGTGCCTGGTTCACCTCGGCAATATTCGCCTGCATGACCTCTTCCACATCACTCAATTGCATGGTGCTACTCCTGGGGTTGACCCGGCAGTGTAAGGCCGCAGGGCGGGGGTTCGTTTATTCATCGTCAGCGGTTGAGTCCGCTTCGTTATCAGCCTCGGCCAACAGGCTTTTCAGGCATAGCGCTCGTGCGTGCATCCAACTCCATTTGTGACACAGCGTCATGCACGTCCTCCGGTTGGCCGGTCAATAGATCACCGTAGCCTTCTTCATCCAGCCGTTCACTGACTTCGGCGTAAATGGCCAACTGCTCCGGGGACAACACAGCCACGGCGGCTACTCCTATTCACGATGCTCAGTGTAACGACACCGCCCGGGTATCGAGCTGCACTTTCGCCTGGCCTGGGCCCAGGTTCAAAATAATCAGGCGCACCACGTCAGCGGTGTCGGGAGGCGCAGAGGATGTATGACGTGAACCTTGATCAATACTGCCTGCAATGTGAAGTGACGTCATTGCTGGACGTGCCACCCAGTCCGGGGGCCACGACCAGCGACTGGGACGCCTACGGCTATCGTGAACTGGAATTTCGCGTGGTGTCGGGGCAGGTGTATGACGAAAACGGTGTCGCCAGTGATGCCGGGCGCAATGCCTGTGCGGCACTCGCCGAACAGTATGCCGAACTGATCGAGGACGACTTGTGGCGGCAAATTGAAGCTCAGCGGCAGGATGTCGCCTAACGCTCCAGGGTAATGCAAGGCCGGCTTGTCTTCTCTTCCGGCCCAGTAAACACGGTGCATAGAGGTCTGCGAGGGCGGGGCATGGGCGTCCTGGGCTAGCCTCGATCGGATGCGGCAGGCGTGCATCGTTTTGGGGCGGCGCCGGTCGGGCTGGGTGGGTCTTCACCTGGCGCGCGCCGTCGTCCCCCCGCCACGCCTGCGGGCTAAATCGGTCTCAATTTCTGCACACCTGCAACCCACCAGCCGCGGCGCCCGGCGGGCTTCTCCTGAGCGAACTGGGGCTGAGAAAACCCTACAGATCCCTACACGCCCCCCTCTTTTCAGAGCGCCCTGGAGCGCTATTCCAAGGGCCTGTTTTCAGGTGACCCATGGGAAACAAGTAATTTAAGTATGTGAAGGTGAGAAACCAGCTGCAGCCCGCACGCGATGCGGTTTTGAGCACTTACTTTGCACTGGCTTTTTTGAGTAAGGAGAGGAGTAATTTTTGCCTAACTATATGATTTATATAGATATTTTATTTTAGATTTCTGACCTTGGTAAAAGGTAATGTTATTTCTAGATATTACTTAAAACTTACCTAATCAAATCGTCTACAAGCCTTGTGATTCGTAGCTTTCAGAAGGGGGGAGGAAAAACTTACCAAAAATACCGGTTTCCCGTGGCTCAACATAAAAACGGGACTGGCTATAGGGGGGAGGGTAGCGGCAGGTTCTCGCTCCTGCAGCAGCTCGCTTACACGCAAACTGTCACCGGAACTGTCACCAAACACGCTAAGGCTCAAACTGACACGTCTGGAACCCTTGAAAATAGTGGAGCGGGTGAAGGGAATCGAACCCTCGTTATCAGCTTGGGAAACTGATAACGAGGGAGCGACTGTGTGGAGGAGGGGATTTCTGAAGGGAAATGATCCCTTGATTCTGAAAACTTAGAGACGCATCAAACTCAAAAAGGCTCGCAACTGAATTTTTGGATATTCAAGCAACATAAATGATGCTTGGAATACCGGAGGTTAATTCGCTGCTAAACGTTTGTTGTGTGCCAGTGGTTGGGGGATCTCAGGCATTGCAACACCACTTAGCTGACAAAGCATCGGTACGAGTCCACCATTCTGAAATACAGTGTGATCTTTTCCCCAATGGATGCTGTGCAACTTTGAATCTGTGCCATCAATTGGCTGGATAGTGGTTGTACCGGGAGCAGTGTATACGAAAATCCAGTCTCCTTTATTCAGTTCGGCAACACCGAACCACAGCATATTGTCTTTAATTGGCGTGGCTGAGCCATCTATATTTCTATGTCCAATCAATAAAATATAATCTCGTAGATCGCAATTTTCTTTTACATAAATGGCAATTCTTTCAAGGTTTGGCGAGCCTTTGTCAAGCACGTCTATGATGTCAAGATGTTCAACGCCAAAGATACTCATTGTTTTTCCTTCCTATCTATGAGCAGCGTCATGCCAATCAGTACCGCTCCAATAATTCCAACTAGATAAGAAATGTTGAGGTTGTTTTTATAAAGATCAACAGCTATCCCAAGAGCGGCGGTGCCTATAAAGGTGCAGGTTTGTTTGACTCGTGAGAGACCTACAGCGGCACCTAGCTTTTCTCTAAGTGTGGCAAGCTCAATCTTGGCGGCTGACAGTTCGTCAACTGTGTCCCTGAGTTCTTGGTCTTTCTGTTTTAGTGACTGTTTGGCATCTATAGACTCTTGAGAAAAGTGATCTACCATACTTCCAATCAAAGCTGCATTAAAGTCGCCCCCAAAATTCCTAGGGCGGGTCGCAGTAAGTCCGATAAAAGCATCGTGAAGGGCTGGCCTGGTCAGCGGAGGAAGCGTTTCCAGTACACCCAGAGGTTCCTCGCCTTTCTCCTGCGTACCAGAGACCCCGCTATCCCTTGGATTTGGAGTTTCATTTCGTTGGTCCATTTCGAAACATCGCCATAACAAAAACGTACTATATTCAAAAATAGCCGATCGGACTAGCTAAGCTTGAAGGCCATAGCTCCTATGACGGAAGCTTTTCGTGATCGCTCAATTTTTTGCGAAGGGCGCTGCCGAGAGAAGCAGAGACAATAGGGAGGAATGGGCGCGTGAAATTCTATGCAGCCCTAAGAACCGTTATTGAAAGTCGATCGGTCCATGTGTCCAATCCATCATCGAAAAATACCGTGCGACAACGATGCCATAATCTATTTTTTCCATCCGCTTATGATTTTATTGGTGTCAATCATACTAAAAACCCATTCGTTCCCGATCTTTATTTTTTCAAAAAGTTTAAGGTCGACGAGGCCATTAAGTACGTTTGCAGCAGTATTGTACGCGCAGCCTAAGTTTTCCTTTACGTTTGTGATCGTGAAATCTTCCGCTTTTCCAGACCTGGCTACGTTAAAAACTACTCTCTGCTTCTCAGAGAGTTTTCCATATAGACCGGATTGGTACAGGAAAGCGTTAAATTTTTCCATGCCTTCAACGGTTGCTTGGTATGTGGCCCTGAATTGACCTATTGCTCTGGCGATTACCCTGCACTGGTAATCGATAAAATATGTAAGGTCCATGTCGTCGGTTTCAGTGTAGAGGTAACTCTTACCGTATTGAATTGGTGCTATCTTAAGTAGCGTGCTGATCGCAATATATCTAAATGCGCCGAATCCACTTTTGAATAAATACCAGTAAAATAATGATCTCGCGACTCTTCCATTTCCATCATTAAATGGGTGTTCATACCCTATAATAAAGTGGATTATTATTGCCTTCACCATAGGGTGAATATAACTTTGGCTTTTTATGTCTGTATGATTGGTGTTGATCCAATCGATTACTAGTTTCAGCCGATTCTCTAGATTTTTAGCAGGTGGCGGCTGATGAACTATTTCGCCATTGCTATCTACAACAATGACCTTGTCATCATTTCTAAATTCTCCAGGCCGATACGCTTCATCATTAATACCTTCCACTCCTACTTGATGTAGGTCGGAAATTATATCCAAAGTAAGATCGTGGTCCCTGAAGTCCCAAGCATGATTCATCATTTTGAAATTACCGATGATCATTTTTTCATCAGGTGTTCTTGGTCCCTTTTTTCTTTTCAAAAGGTCCTTAGCAGCTTTGGTGGTAGTAGCAGCTCCTTCAAGTTGACTGCTGCTGATGGCCTCATCTTCAATCAAGTCATTCAAAAGATACTGTAAATGCTTAGATTCCCCTATCTTGGAACACATCCATTCAAGAGCGGCCGTTGTCGTATGCTGGTCACAAGCTGAAATGGCAATGTGCATGGTGGGGGTATAAAGGAAGCTGCATCCCTTCGGAGGCTCGCCTAGGAGCAAAACGTGCGTGAGTTGTCTCAACCTTGCGTGCTTCACTACAGACCAGGCTAGGGCTGGATCCAAATCGCTTGGGATCCTGAATCTCAGTTTGTCGAAATGAAGATAACGGCCTTTCGAGTCAACGCAGTGGTTCAGCGCCAGGTACGCGCCGGCTTTCTCCGGGTGCTTTTCAATGATGTCTTTGAAAACGTTCAAATTGGTAGGGGGCGGAGACTTAATAATGCTCATTTCAAAATTCCTAAAATTGAAATGAGCATAGAGCATTCCATTTCAAAATTCCACAAAATGAAATGGCCGATTTAATCCCCTCTTAGGCCCTAAATTTCGGGTTGAAATTTTCTTAGATTCAAAAAAATTTCACTCGCTGGTGCTGCCTTTACTGCCCGATAAGGTGTGGCCGTTGTGGGTCGCTTTATCTAGGACTGCCGTAGTCGAATGATCGCATCCGTGATCGCTTGTGCATTTGCGTCCAGTGTCTCCATGGCTGTCGTTGCGTTAAGTGCAACATTCCCTACGCCATTCTCTGATAGCCATTTGGTGAGTTCTTCGATTGCTGCGGCTAGGGCGTGTTGATTATGTAAAAGCAATGTTAATGCGTCTGCCGTGGCGATATTGGCTGTTGGATTACCTGACATAACTGTAGTCCGAGGATGGAGATACAGGTCATCCTAGTTCATCTAGATGCTGAGGATGGATGAGGCTGGATCGGTAAGTCCGAGAGTAAGGTCGGCAGAGACGGCTTGGTGGTACAGAACTGGTACGAAGGCAATTGGTTTTCACTGTAAGCCTATGTTTTAAAGGCTATTGCCGTTAATCGTTCCAATCCATCATCGGGGCGACGGAGAAGCGGCGGGAGAGCGGGGCGGGTGTGGCGGTGATTGGGGGCATTGGCGATTCTGAGATGGGTGGGGCTTGGAGGTGGGGAGTTTATCAGGATTGGGGTTGCGGGGCTTAGGCGAGTCTTGCTTCGATGGTTCAGGGCAAGTTGGCTTTTGACCTTGGCTCGAGACTGGCTAATGGGTGTCCCATTTTCCTATCCGATATCCCTAATAAGAGATTGTGATCCAGCGTGGGCGGAGCGCCATCACTCAACATCTTGTGTTTGAGCTGTTATCTTCCCCCTGCAATGACATGGAATCGGAACGCGGAGCACAACTCTTAGGATAATTCCTAACGCTTACGCCAGATCTTCCGGTTAACGTTATCTTGCCCACGCCTCGGGCCGGAACTACTCAAGGACGAGGTATGACC